GTCGCTGTTGTTCAACCGGTCCCTGACCGACTCGAACTCCAAGGGGACCTGGTACTCGTTGTTGGAGTTGATCTTCCAGACGATGGCCTCGACCAAGACCTCCTTCTTCAGGTGCTTCGACAACCCGTCCCTGAGGTTCTCGTACCACTCCTTCTTCTTGTCCCTGATGAACCCCGCGTTCGCGTTGGTGACCGCGAAGTCTATCAAGTAGATCTTGTTGTTGAACTCCAAGACGTAGTCCGGCGTCCTGTTGTAGTTCACCCCCCAGTAGTCGAACTTCTCCGCCACGTTGACGTCGAAGGGGCCCTCGTACTCCCAGGCCATGGAGTTCAACACGACCTCCCCGAACAGGTTGTGCCTGGTCATCTCCCAGAACTTCAGCCTGTTGTACGTCAAGTCCTCCGACAAGTAGGCCGAGAAGACCGTCATGTAGTCCGACTTCAAGGTCAAGGTCTCCTCCTCCTTCCTGGTGGGCTTGAAGTCGAACACCGCCTCCTTGTACTCGTTGAACAACCCCATCAAGGTCTCGTTGTGCTTGACGCTCTCGGTGATGGCCTGGAAGTAGTTGTGCATGGGGAAGATCAAGACCTGGTTCTTCTCCTTCAAGATCTTGGTCATCTCCTCGTACCACAACATCTCCCCGTCCATCAACGCGTACCTGCAGGTGTAGTTGATCCTGTCGAAGTTGGGGTTCATCATGATGGAGTAGTAGATCTCCGGGTCCATCTCCCTCATGTTCAACCTGTACTTCGGGTCGTCCGACCTCTTGCTGAACCTCATCGAGGTCAACTTCTCGTTCTTGGCCTTCAAGGACAACGACCTGGAGTCGAAGTAGTTGGTCTTTTCGTTGTAGTAGGTGTACTCCCCGTCCCTCGACTTGGAGAGGTTCCTCAAGAACTCGTAGACGGTGATGTCCTTCTCCACCAGGTAGTTCAAGATCATGTTGTTGTAGTAGATCTTGCTGGGCGTCAAGATCAAGGAGTTGGAGTAGAACAACCCGGTGATGTCGAACCTGAAGATCTCCAACTTCAAGGACGAGTCCTCGAACGACATTATCTTCTCCTCGAACAGCCTGTAGTAGAACGACAACTCGTTGAACGTCCTCCTGTCCATGATGCGGTTCTAGTCG